ATGATGTTTATTTTAGAGTTTTAAAAAGAGAAGATTATTACATAGAGTTTATTTCGGTTAATACAGGACACTGTTGGAACGTTTTTAGCAATCAATTTGAATCAACTAATAGAATAACCCTATATCATAAGAAAAGCACTCAAGAGCGAAAATATGGCGAATATAGTAGATGTCCTTCAGTCGCTGATGCAATTAATATGATTAAAGAATTTGATACGCAATTTTTAAAAACACAAAAAGAGAATAAGTATAATAGTATATCTGAGATAACACGAAAACTTAAGGTGTATGAAGGAAGTGGATATAAATATAAATCGACACCTACCATTATTCTTAAAGGGAAATGGTTAAGAAAATATGGATTTGACATAGGAGAAGACATTGAAGTAAGATGCGAGCATCCAGGTGAACTAATAATACATAAAGCAACTTAGTATGATTTTTCTAAATTTACACTCGGTATTGTCTGCGAGTGTATTTTTTTATTGAGTAACATCGGTATAGATGATAAAATGTATGTGGTTGTCTTATTTGTGAAACTTAGTAAAGGATATAAGAGAATGTTAAAGAACAATATAGAAACTGATGTAAAAGAAAAATGTAATGAAGCGGATATGACTCAAGTGGAAATTGCTGAAGCAATTGGCACAACAAAATCTTATGTGAATCGAGTTATAAAAAAACAGGATGGAATTATTAATAAGACTTTTATTCGAATCATGGAACAACTTGGTTATGATATTGAGATAACTTATACAAAAAATAAAGCAGGAGGAAAAGAAAAATGGAAATAGTACGAATAATATTGGATAGCATACTAATATTGGGGATTATTGGTTTTGTGTTATTTATGAAATTTTCCTTCCCATCATACATGAAAGAGAAAGGGAAGAATTTGGCTACAAAAGAAGATATACAAGAAATTACTAGAATGACAGAAAGTGTTCAAAAAGAGTTTCGTGAAGGCTTTGAAGAGTTTTCTTCCGATCTTAATTTTAAATATGAATTCTATTATAAACGATATTCAGAATTATACTGTAAATTATATGCAATAATCATACAATCTGAATATGTAAGACACTTTATTAAATTAACAGATGGAAATGAATACTTTTTTGAGGAAATTCCTTTTCTGGAGGTTTCAGCTACACATAAAGTCACTCAAAAATTGGATTTCAAAGTGGGAGAACCAGTATCATTCGAAGAAACTGTTGAAGATATTGAAACACCCATATCTGAATTTAGAAAAGATAAAATGACTGATTATATTATTAAGAAAGGCGAGTTTGCATCACAAAAATTGTTGAAATTAGCTATTTCGTATAGATTTGCATTTGATCATAGTTCTGCTAAATCAAACGTTGATAGTGCTGACCGTGATGTGGCTAATGATGAAGAAATAAGACTAATTAAAGAAATTGTTAAATGTATTGTGATTGAATATAACGAATTAAGAAAATACCTCAAAATGGACTATATAGATTCAGAAATTCAAGATGGTATTTTGGAATTATAATATTTCATATATGAAAAGAAGAGAGGGATAAATCATTATGTTTGGAATGTCTAAAACATTGATTGTTGTATATAAAGATGAAATGGTTGTAAATCAACTTAAAAAGATGGTAGAAACTCACGATGATAAAGAAGAAGGTATAATTGGTACTCGTGATGACTCTGTTAATGTTGTTGCTTGGACTGAAAAGGTTTGGCTCAATAATAAGAAAGCAGGGAATATAACAGATAAAGTTTTGTTTTTGGGAGATATCAGTGGGACGGATAAGCTTATTCCTGTTCTTGATATTAAATTTAATCAGTTTGGTGTTCAATATGGATGGGCAGGGAATCAAGCAGTACTTTTTGTTGATTCTAAAGAAATGCATGATAAGGATATCTATCTTGATTTTATTGAACAGCTATCAAAACTTTCTGTTCCTGACATGATTAAGGAACCTATTAATACAAGATATGCTAATGGAGAACAGGAATCTACTCCTAATGAAACAGAGGATGATGAAAATAAAAACTCTAGAAAGAAAATAAATAAATTCCTTGGTAATGCTAAAAACACCTTGGATAAAGGTGTAAAAGCTCTTGATAAGGTACGTGTGAATGTAGCGAGTAAAACTGAAGACTTGTTAAGAGATAAAAAGAAAGTTACAAGACAACAGTTGTTCTATGGAGTTGTTAATTTATACAACAATGACTTAGATAATTTTATGAATGCGTAGGTGACTTGAAATGACTAATTTAGAGGAAGTCAAATATGGTTGGAATTTTATGGCTGATTTACTTGGAGCAGATGCGGGAAGTAAAATAGCTTTTTCTGATTATGTTCAAAATACTCTTCAGAATGAATCTATTGCAAAACAAAATATCAGAATACAAGAAATAAACGCAGCAATTGATCAACTTGCTGATAGTATTAATAATCATCCAAGTCTTAATTTGGATCCAGAACAACTAAAAGGGTTTATTGCAGAAGAATGGCACGCTGGAACTTTTAATATAGATGCTATTAGAAAAGGATCAGAGCATAGAGCAAGGACACTTCAAGAAACTGGATATGGCAGTGTTGATATTGATACCAATTTTGGTAAGCAATATAGCCTTAAATATGCTAATGTTGCAAAAGATGCAGAGAATTATCAAGCTGTTTTAAATAGAGATACAGGTGCTCCTAAATATGAAGGGCAAGAAAGATTAATAGCTGCAGAGCAGGTGGATGATGCTAAAGCTTGGGCACATCGCAGAGGATTGAAAGATATTGAAAACAGACCTGATGTTTCTCATTCTCATCTAGATACTGAGGAACATCTTGTTGGTAAGATTTCTGATAGAGAAGGTATAGAATCTAAAGAGTTATCCATTAAGGAATCAAAACAAATTGCTAAAGAAGCAAAAACGGATGGGTTTAATCCAGAAGAACATGGTTATACAAAAAATTCACTTTTGGATAAAGTAAGAATTGATTATGTGAATAGAGCAATGAAGGCAGGTTTAACTGCTGCAACTATTACGGCAATTACACAGCTTGTTCCAGAATTATATAAAACAATTGATTATTTGATTAAGCACGGAGAGATTGATTTAGATGCGTTAAAGAAATCAGGAAAGAAAGTTATATCTACAAGTGGAGAGGCTTTCTTGCGTGGATCTATTGCATATGGAGTAGAACTAGCACTACAGAATGGTTTTCTTGGCGAGAGTATGAGAACAGTTAACCCATCTGTTGTAGGTGTTGCTGTTGCAGTAATCATGGGTACTGTTAAGGATAGCATCATGGTTGCAGCAGGTAATATGACAGCTAAACAAATGGGAATGAGATTTGTTGATTCTGTTGTGGTTTCATCTGGATATTTGGCGAGTATGAAGATTGGTGGAACTATTGCTCAAGCATTATGTCCAGAGCTTCCAGTTGTTGGATATGCAATAGGGAGCTTGCTTGGATGTTCTGTAGCCGTAGTTTATAACATAGGGAAAAATAAATTAATTTCTTTTTGTATTGATACTGGATTTACTTGTTTTGGTCTTGTTGACCAAAACTATGAACTACCAGAAGAAGTATTAAAAGATATGGGAATTGATATTGCTCCAATTTCAAGAGTAGATGTAAGAAGAACTAATATTAGTACAGTTTCTACTCAAGAGTTAGTTAATCGTTCTAAATATGAAACGATTGATATAAAAGTACTTAAACGTGGGGTTATCGGTATTAATAAAATAGGTTATGTCTATTAAATCTCACATCAGTTAAATATTTGTGCAAAAAGAGATTGTGTATGAGTAAGAAAAAAAGATGAAGGATGGGATTACCTGAATCTGAAGGCACAGATAGTAGCTAAAGTTGTAAGAATTCCGATGGAAGTGGTTCATTTTATAAATCATATGGATCTGCTACATATTATGATAATGATGAAGAAGAGGAGGAATAGTTTATGAAAATACATTATTTTCAAAGATACCATGAGAAGGAGAATGTGGCTACAGCAAATACAATGCTATTATTATCACGCCTTTACTCTTACTCATCGGACAAGTTTTTTAGATTTTTAAAGTCAGAGTATTTTTCTGATTCTTTTGATCCAGAAATTATATTCACTCTTCAAGAGAAGAGTGTTGATAGTATTCCAGATGCAACAATTACTCAGGAGAGTTTTAAAATTGTGGTTGAAACAAAAATGTCAGATTGGTTTTATGAAGATCAGCTCCTTCGTCATTTAAACTCATTCAATGATGAAAAGTATAAGGTTATGATTACCCTTGCTCCAGAACTGATGGAAAAGAAAAAGAAAGTAGCTTTTGAGGAGAAACTTATAGAGTATAACAAAACTCAAAATCATCCAATTATTCATATAAATACAACTTTTGAAGAAATGGCTAATGCGATAAGCGATGTTCTTGATGATAGAGATTATGAAATCAATGACGTTTTAGATGATTACTTGAACTATTGTTATACCGATGGTTTGATTCCTGTATCAGATGCATGGAAGTATATGAGAATGCAGCTAGCTGGAACAACTTTGGATTTCAATATTAGCGAAAACGTTTATTATGACAATGCTGAGCGTGGATTTAGAGCTCATGATATACTTGGACTCTATAAAAATAAAAGTGTTCGAGCAATTGGTAAGATTATTGCTAAAATTACTGCTGTTGAAACAGAAAATGGTATAAAATTTGACGCTGAATTAGGAGAACTTACAGATGAGAGAAAAGCCACTATCGAGAGAGCGATGGCTGATGGTGATTCTCATGGTTATGATCTTAGAACAGTTAAACATCGATATTTCTTTGTTGAAAGATTCTATGAGACAGATTTCAAAAAAGTTACCCCAAGAGCACCGTGGGGGACAAGAATCTTTGATTTAACACAGGTTCTTGGAACAGAGGATATTCCGGATACTGAAGAATTAGCACAAGTATTGATGACAAAGAGTTGGACTTAAAGATGACTGCAAAAAAATCACTAAAGGTAGTGTCAAGAATTTTGTTTAATTGTATTGTTTAAACTGTGAAATTAGATGTTTTTCCAATGATTATTCATGTTGAGAGCGTAGTATTGTTGACTAAAGTACATAAGTAAAAGTGTGAAAACGGTTTTAAATAAGGCTTTTCCGTGTTTTTAGCTAGACCATTTGGTGGAGAAAAAATGTAAAAAAAACTGATATAAATTTATGAATTTGGATAGTTGAGCATACAGAAATATTGCAGTAGGTCGACTATACAAAAATGTTGAACTTGGTCATACGTTATTCAACCGGTAACAAATAAATAAATCAGATTATTTTCAATTGGTATGTTGATATTTAAAAAAAATGATGCCAATATAGCATAAACTCCTGGACTTTTACAAGGCCATCGAGTATAATTTATCATATAAGATTGGAGGAATAATATGGCTTATGCAATTGATTTATTCTGCGGAGCAGGAGGTTGTTCCGAAGGATTGATTCAAGCCGGATTTCATATATTATTTAGTTCAGATATCAGTGATATGGTTGAAGTGACATACAAGCATAGACATGAGCAGCTTGGGTTGATTCAAGGAAAAAACACATGGTTTGAAAGAGCGGATATTAGAAATCTTACAGGCAATATAATTAAAAAGAGTATTTCATCTCTTGAAATATTTAATGAGCGTGAAATACCGGAAATAGATTTAATGATTGGCGGTCCTAGCTGCCAAGGATTTTCAAGAGCTGGTAGGCGAGATAAATCCGACCCTCGTAATATGCTTTTTGGTGAATATGTAAGAGTGATAAGTGAAGTAAGGCCTAAATATATTGTACTTGAAAATGTTGAAGGTTTTGTTGATATGCAGTTCTTGGGATATAAAGGAATTACTGGTATCGAATATCCAGATGGAAGTGTAACCCCTGACATTCTGAGAAGCGAACTACATGAGATAGGTTATGATACCTTAGAGCCGCGAATATTAAATGCGGCTGATTATGGTGTTCCACAAAGAAGAAATAGAATAATTTTTATAGGTTATAAGAGCGGATTAACTCCACCTGAATACCCTAAACCGACTGTTACTCCTGACAATTATCTTACTCTACTTGATGCAATTGGAGACTTGATTGTTGATGATAGTGTGAGACAGAAAGTGTGTCCTAAAAAGACTCCTTATCAATTAGCAAGTATCAAAGGAAGAACACCAACTATTTCAGGGACACCGATTTCTTGCGAACAAGAGATGAATATGGAACTATCAAAGCAAACAGCGGTTGTTGGAGAAAGATTCGGATTATTCAAGCAAGGCGAAAGTGGATCTAACCTTAAAAAACGTGTAATAGAAGAAGGTATAGATATTTCTGACAAGCCTGCTTTGATTGAACTGTGCAGTGAAAAATTCAAAATGAAGTCCGAGGACGTTGTGGCTCTTTTTAAGGATGCAAAGGCAACAAAAGAACAAGTTGAGGTGTTATTAACAAAGAAAAATATAAGACAACGATTCGCCTCTAATCAACCATCTTCAACGGTGGTCACCATTGCTGATGACTATATTAGTCCATGGGAAGATAGAACATTTAGCGTTCGTGAAATGGCTAGATGTCAGTCATTTGATGATTCGTTTGAATTTTTAGGCAAAAGAACCACAGGTGGACTAAGAAGAAGAGTTGAAGTTCCACAGTACACTCAAGTAGGAAATGCAGTTCCTCCACTATTAGCAAAAGCAATAGCGGAGGAAATCTTAAAGGTTTTATAATAAATTAAAATAGCTATATGTTGTACCTAAATCGGGCAAAGCAGTGCGAATTGTAGATATGATTCCATTGGTATGCCCGGTTTTTAAATTGCGTTCAACTAATTCCTTTATAGAACTTGCAACACCAGCAGAGGATGGTAAACCCCAATAGTTGCCCCCAGAGAGATTAATAACTCTCAAAACCGCTGTTGAAGTATTTTTGTATTGTTGACGTCCATTTTTTACAAGTTGATTTGAAGGAACGGTAACAAAAGAATATGTAAATCTTTTGGCATCGTGAATTGAATAACCATCAGTGCCAACAGAGATTCCATTTCTAAAAGTATTAGCTGAGTATACAGCATCCCAAAGCATAGGGATTTGTGCGTTATCATTCCAATTTGTTTTACATTGAATAATATGAATTTCAATATCATCGAAGTCTCTAGAAACTAATGCATTTAAAATTGGTAGGAATTGATATGTTCTTCCGGAGTATGTTGCCACGGGATTACCATTGACATCATTAATGTTGATGTTATCTTTATCCATGTTGTATTCAATTTTATCAGGAAAGGTAATTGCAATTAAATCAGATTCGGTATTAGATCTGAAATTACCATAATTTACGGTGATGGCCTTATTTATAGGCTCGGGTATTAATTCTCGATTATGTTTAATAACAAATGTTCTTCTCCCAATTAAACAAAGATTTAAATACCAGCAAACTAAAGCTTCCCAATTTGCTCCGCCTCCAGCAACATCACTCTGGCTTCTTCCTGCTTGACCAGTAGTTTTGAAAATATCTCTTAAGTTGTCTCCAATGGAATAAATTTGATGTTCGGTTGGAGTAGATGAATTGAAAATATCGGTGTTAATTTTCGCTTTCCAAGTATTCCAAACTGATGAAAAACCGTTGGTCTCAAAAAGCTTGCTTACGGATAGTTCTCTGGCATATTCTATAATATTTTGACTCATTTGAAATTCCTCCTTAGTTTAATCCTTTATAGTTTCCATGATGTCTTCTAATTTACAATCCATAGCCTCACAGATTTTTAGAAGAACATCAGTAGTGATATTTGCACCTTTGCCAAGTTTGGCTATAGATGCTGCACTGATTCCTGCAGCATCTTTTAAGTCATTTTTATTCATTTCTTTGTCAATTAACATTTTCCATAATTTGTTATAACTAATTCTCATTCTATGTCCTCCATTTAATCTGTTACATCCATAAGGAAACCATAGCGTCCTGGCTCTAATCCTTTAGTAAAAGTGATAACATTAACTCCCGTAGATTTAAAATCAATATTAGGCACATTTTTCATATTATCTAGAAGGATTACCTGCCCACAGTCTTGATGGTTTGTAAAGTATGTGTATAAAGAAGTTCTCATACTTTCTGGTGATACGTCCGACACACCTTGGTCTAAGCCAAGAAGAGGTGTATCAATCATAAGGAAGCCTGGATCATAAACTGCATTTTCAGATAAATACTGTCTGAATGACATTGCAATAATACTATTCAAGAAAGAAGTGTATCCTTGTCCATTGAAATTTTGCTTTTTACGGCCATTAATTTCTACATCAAAACTTGAAAGATTAAGTCGAGCAGTAGTTAAATTAGGAAAACTACATTCTACTAATGCATCTTTAAGCAGTTTATCTATCTTTTCTTGAAATTCTTTATCGAGAAGTTCTTTAGGATGGTACTCTGATTCTGATTCTTCTTCGCTTGGTAATTCTCGAAGATCTGTTTCCCAACTTGATGCGAATTCAGCAATTACGTTTAATTCATGTTGAATTTGGATATAGATACGATAGTCGTCATGCATTTTCTTTAATGAATCTGCTTTTGGTTGTAATTCTTCTTGGATCATCTTTTCAATATCATCACGCTGTTTCTCTAATTCCACTAACTGTACTTCAATTTCTTCTTTTTCTGTAACAAGTTCTTTTTCAGTTTCAACTAAACCGTTCATCTGACTTGTAATCCTATGTAATTCTGCTTGTGCAGATTTTATATAGGATTTTTTACTTTTGGTAGGAATAGTACCATCGCAGAAAGGACAGATTGTATTGTGTGCAACATCCTTCATTTCAACTTCACCATTGACAATAAAAGAAAGGCGTTTGATGTCAGAAACATACTGACCACGAAGAGTGGCATATCTCTCTTGTAGAAGATTACACTCCGCTATCTGTTCTTGAAGTTCTAGTATTTGTCTTAAGATTTCTTTACCTTTTGAAGATGCAGCTGAAATTTTTGCTTCAGTTTCTTTAATACTATCGATGATTTCTTGCATCTTCTGTTCAATATCTACTCCTTCAAAGAGTGCTAGTTGCTTTTCTAATTTTTTCTTCTTTTCTGAAACAGCTGATATTTTTTTATTTACATATTCTTCAACTGCTTTTTTTCTTGCTACTCGGATTTCTTTTCTTGTTTTAGAGTCAACCTCATTAAATTCTTTTCCATTGAGTAATAACAAGAAAGAAGACAAGAAGGCAGTTTTTTCAGTACCTTGTGTTGGTTCGATAACAGATGTTTCTTTGGCGATATCCGTAACACTAAAAAGGAGAAGTGGGAGAATAGTTCTCCAAGTCAATTTTTGTGTTTCATAGTACTTATTCTTATAAATCAATTGTTCATCTTCGATTCCTATTGATGCTAAGAGCAGATCACTTAATAAAGGAGCGGGTTTCTTTTTCCTTGGATTGAATTTGAGGTCATAAGTACAACTTTCATAACCAGGAACAGTTGTAATGACATCAACTTTATTTTTACCAAATGAACGAGAAATTTGAATATTACCTTTTGGAGTATGAAGATGTAATTCAATGGTCGTATATCCTAGACTTTCGTCAAAAGGTTTATGTTTGCTACCAAAACAGAAATCAATGCATTTGATGATGCAAGTTTTTCCAGTATTTGACCTCCCTTGGATTAAGTTTAACCCCGGTTGTAATTCAACAGAGGAGTCTTTTTTACCACTGCCTTTTGCAATGACTTTTGTTATATAAAATTTATTCATGACTTCCTCCTTAGTTCTTTAATTGCTTTATTATTTATTAGTTTGACAATTTCCTCATCAGGGACTGATGCAAATTTTTGATGTACTTTTTTTGAAATTTCAAGGTATTGTACAGCATAATCAGATGATAATGAATCAACATACTTTTTGCCGGATTGATTTAGATAATATTCAAAGCCTTTTTCTGTACGTTTTATGGAGATTAAACCATCGAGTACAAATTCTTTTATTCCTTTGTTACAATTTGTTCGCTTAGAGGCTAATTCACTAAAGTTGAAATTACTATCTCCATGCAGATTGGTTTTTGAAACACCAAAATCTTTACCATATATTGTTATGAAATCATATGCTGTGATTCTATCTATGGTTGCAGTTTGTGGTTGTATAGATGATAAGAGTAATAAAACTCTTAGACCTGTTTCAAAGGAAGAATTAAATATTTCATTCATCAATATTTACCCACGATTTTATAGTTTCGTCATTTACCAAAATATGACAAATGCCTTTCTTTTCAAGGTTTCCAACAAGTCCCACGATGTTTAACAATGCAGATTTAGTGAGTGCTATTGTAGTAATTCTTTCTAAAACAGCCTTTAATCTATCGTATCCGTTTGCGTGACTTTCATCGTAATAAGTATCTTCGATGCCAGCAAAGGCATCTTCTTTTAAAGCCGCGAATTGTTCCTCTCCATCTGCGAATGTTTCTCTAGCGATGTGTTGAACAAAATCCGCTTGATAATATGCTCTTCTTTGTGAAGAGTAGTGACGTTGTAAAGAGTTTGGAAGAGACGGAATATTATTTGGTGTTATATCTCCGATTGCTTTTCCTAGTTTTTCAGCATATACATCACAAAGGGCATTTATATATGGTAATTCTTTTGGAGTAAGTAAATCAGGTTGAACAAGTTCTACAGGGATTTTTACTTGGTCATTCCCAAGATATATAATATTATTTTTGCTGTCAAAACGAACATGATTGATTGGAGTAAATGGAATCCCATTTTCGTCATAATCAGTTGGAGGGTTTTGTATAAACGTAACATTGCCTCCAGATTGATTAGTGACATTGATGTTATTCTGACCTGTCTGTTGAATCGTTGGTGGAACAGGGCTGTCAATTATGGAATTTTTATCTGTATTCATTTGTGCTCCTCCTAAATTTTGAAGTTTATTGTTCCGTTGTTAGTTAAATTGATGTTATTATCTCCATTTTGAAAAACGTTTGTTTGCTGCTGAATTATTGTTGTATTCTGTTTTTGTGCTTTATCATCTTCAGGAACAGGATACAAACGAAGATAAATATCTCTCATCTCATATCTTTTCTTTATAGTTTCTGGTCGAAGGACTTCTCTCAGCTGTTCGCCTTCTTCAATTGATTCATTTCTAAACCAAAGAACCATTCTTTCTGGAATCAACCTTAAAAACTTATCAGAAATATAATACGAATATTCATCGAATACCTGCATAATGTCATTTAGCAAAGTGCGAAGTGCATAATCACTTATTTCACGAACTTCAAATTGCCAACTGCGATTAAAGTCAGAAAGTTCATCTGCAAGAGAAAGCTTAGTTTCTTCTGCAGAAGGATCCTTTTCAATACAATATTTCAATATTGGTTTTGCCTGTTTTCTTATTTGTTGTAAGTATTTTTTGTCTTCTTCATTTAAATTATCTATTACGAGTTTAGGCTTTTTGGGAGGTGTTTCCTTCTTCAAATCTATATCATCAGCTATGGCTTCTATTGTTTTGCCCCATACATCAGCGATTGCTTTTCCGGAGGCGAGTATTTTTTCATTTAATCTTTCTGAAGTAGTCTTAGTGTTTTCTTCTGGTGCTGGTTCAGAACAATTATTTTTATTCTCCGTTGGAGTAACAGCATCAACAGTCATAATAACAGTGATTGAATGACTTATTGTATCACCAACATTTCCCACATATTTCCATTGGGACTTTGGTGTCTTTTGTTTATGCCAAGTCTCGAAAGTAGAACGTCCCTTTGTGTTATCGGGTCTTTTGGTTAAGATGAAATTCAAAACGGAAAGCAATAAGAAAGGTAATTCAACTTCAGAAACATTTTCAAAATTATTTTTTGTTGTAGTAGAATTCGATGAAGTCATAAAAATAACATCAGCGGGTATTTCTTCATCATTTTGCAACAATTCAAAAATAGCTTTAACAAGCCACTCCGCTCTATCTTTATTTATAAATCTAGCTATGAACTCTGACATTCTTTTAAGAATAGCAGGGTCTTTTTTATTTACTAGAGAGTTAAAGGAACTGATTACCGAATGGTCAGTGAATGGAATATAAGTTTTTCCATATTCTAGGCAACTTTTGAACTGCGTAGTGCATTTTCCAAAAGTTGAACCTTGAGCAGAATCAAAACAATCGCCCGTAACCACTTCGACTAACCCCATCATTACATCTGTATCCTTTAATCCATCAGATCCACCTTGGAATTTGTCTCTTGCTTTAGTTCTTGTTTTTCTTGCTTGAAGAATCAATGAAAAAAAGATTCCTCCACAAAGATATGGCACTTTTGTTGGGGTCATCCTTATAACCTCCTTTATTTAGTAACCTTAGAAAGCTTAGAAAGATAAAAACAGAGTTTTAACCCGTTGACGGAAACCTAAGCCACTATAGGTTTATAAGTGAAGATAAGGTTAGACCTATTTAGTCAAACCTTGAAATATACACTTTAAAGTATTATATCACACATTTGTTGATTTTTCTACTATTTGCATATTTGAATAATGCGAACGCAAAGAAATACTCGCAAGTGTATAATTTCACTTCAAAAATAAATATCACAAGGCCTGATTAGCTATAAGGGCATTGGGATACAGATATCGGCATCAATCACAGGACAAGCTGTGAAAGGTGCGATAGAAGTACCCTTATTTCCTTATGCCTTTTTTCAGGCTTGATGGGTCGGTACTTCTATAGGCACCGACCTTTATTTGTTTCCTTTGCCCTTCTGCAAGAACTAGGCAGAAAGGACAAAGTATGAAAATTAGAAAGACAAATTACAAGAAAAGAGATACTTACATTTACACATTTACAGGACTTAATGGTAAAGAAGAAAAAATTGTTCTTCATCCTGGAGAAAATGGAGTAACCGAAGCGGATATCAAAACGCTCCATGCTTTAGATGATAGCGAGGTTTATTACAACAATAAAAACTCAAAACCAGAGCGAACTCCAGAAGAAAAAACTGAAATCAAGGAATGGACTAGAAAGTTTATCGAAGAAGAAACTGCTAGAAGAGGAGAGGCTCCATCAGAATATGAAGTTGCTTATAAGGTGGAAGAAAGATTCCCTAAGAATTACAACCTATCACTTGAATACGATTTTGGAACAGATGAATCAGATACTGATTTTGATAAGAGCCGTCTTTTATACCAATTAGCGGTTAACCCAAATTGTGAGAATAGTGAAGATACAGAAAGAGTGCGTGAACTTATTGAAGAACTTACGGACAAGCAAAAGAAAGTAATTAAAAAGGTATTGTATGAAGAAATGAACTTCACTCAGATTTCAAAGGAAATGAAAATCAGCGTCAAGAATGTTTCTAAACACTATAACAACGCATTAAATTACATCGAAAAAAACTTTTTTAAATAAAACCTCCTTAAGGGGTAAAATTCGAGCTGTTTTCTTTGCCTGTTACTTGTAAGGAACAACACCTTACAGAAAGCGAGGTAAGCAAAATGGCAATGAAACACAAAATCACAATCAATGTTTCAGACCCCAACGGAAAGAAAGCCAATGTCCTAAAAGCAGCAGATATGCGTTTGCCATCAAGAATTGCACGATTCTTGTTTGGTGACTTTACACAAGTGTATTTGCTTGCTCCAGGACAGACGGTTGAGTCCGTTAATGTCAAAGAACTAAAGGAAGGAGGAAATGCTTAATGAGTAAATCAAGCGAGTTAGCAGTACAGGTTAAACAGTTAAAGCAATGTGGCAAAATGCTTATTGGTATTGCAGATAGTCTTTCACAGCTATTTTCTTCAGATGAAGAAAAACAAACAACAAAAAAGGATTTTACATTTGAAGAAGTGCGAGGAGTTCTTGCTGCTAAATCAAGAGAAGGTCATACAGCTGAAATTAAAGCAATTCTTACCGAATTTGGTGTAGAAAAACTTTCAGATGTGGATCCATTAAAGTATGAAGAACTCTTGCAAAAAGTGGAGGTGATGTAAATGGCAGCACACGCATTATTGTCTGCATCATCTAGCCACCGCTGGATTAACTGTCCACCATCAGCAAAACTTAATGTAGAGGCAGAAAAAGTAAATTGTGAAACAAATAGTGAATATGCAAAGCAAGGTACTGATGCCCATGCTCTTTGCGAATACAAATTAAAGATTGCAATTGGTATGGAAAGCACTGACCCTACAGAGAGCCTTAGTTTCTACGATGATGAAATGGAACGATGTGCAGAAGAGTACAAAAACTTTTGCATATCTGTAAGTCAAGAAACTCAGAAAACTTGTAAAGACCCAGTAATTCTTATCGAAGAGAAACTTGATTTTTCAAATTACGTTCCTAACGGATTTGGAACTGGTGACTGCGTGATCATTGGAGATGGAACTCTTCATGTAATTGATTATAAGCATGGTCAAGGTGTAGAAGTATCAGCAGACCATAATCCACAAATGATGTGTTACGCATTAGGTGCATTGAACTTATACGATGGAATTTATGATATTGATAATGTTTCAATGACTATCTTCCAACCAAGAAGAGAAAACATCAGTACATTCGTTATGAAAAAAGATGATCTCTACACTTGGGCAGATACAGTTCTAGTACCAAGAGCAAAACTTGCCTTTGAAGGTGAAGGCGAATTTATGGCAGGAGATCATTGTAGATTTTGCAAGGTCAAAGCAACTTGTAGGAAACGCATGGAACATAACATGGAACTTGCAAAGTATGATTTTGAGATGCCTGTAACATTAGAAGATGCCGAGATTTCAATTGTTCTTTCAAAAGTAGATGAACTTGTATCATGGGCAACTGATGTTAAAGAGTATGCACTTCAAAGGGCAATGAGTGGTGTTCACTATGACGGATTTAAAGTAGTTGAAGGTCGCAGCGTTCGCAAGTATACCAATGAAGATAAAGTGGCAGAAACTGTAACGAGTATAGGAAAAGACCCATATGAGAAGAAGTTACTAGGAATAACAGCTATGACTACACTTCTTGGTAAGAAGAAATTTAATGAATTATTAGGTGATTTGGTTTACAAGCCAGAAGGCAAACCAACACTTGTTCCGGAAAGTGATAAACGTCCGGAAATCAAAACAGCAAAAGAAGATTTTAATGACTAATAGGAGGAAAAGAATATGTCAAAATTTAATAACCCAATGAAAGTAATTACAGGGCCTAACACAAGATGGAGCTATGCAAATGTCTGGGAGCCAAAAAGTATCAATGGCGGTGCTCTAAAGTATAGTGTCAGCCTTATCATCCCAAAATCAGATAAGACAACAGTGGATAAAATCAATGCTGCAATTAAGGCAGCTTATGAAGAAGGTCAATCAAAACTTAAAGGTAATGGTAGAAGTGTTCCTGCACTTTCTGCAATCAAGACACCACTTCGTGACGGAGACCTTGAAAGACCAGACGATGAAGCATATGCAAATAGTTATTTCATCAACGCTAACTCTCCATCAGCACCTGGAGTTGTAGATGCGGATAGAAATACAATTATTGATCGCAGTGAAGTCTATAGTGGTGTTTATGGACGTGCATCAATCAGCCTTTACGCATTTAATTCTAATGGTAATAAAGGTATTGCTTGTGGCCTTAATAACTTACAAAAGATTAGAGATGGAGAACCACTTGGTGGTAAATCACGTGCTGAGGATGATTTTGCGACAGACGTAGATGATGATTTCTTATCTTAAGAAAGGGTTTAGGTGAAAAATATGGAATTTTTAGAGACTATCATTTTATTTGTATGTATTTTAGCGTGGACAAGTTTAAGTATTACTTTGTTAATCGATAGCATTCAAAGTTTTATCTTTGATAGAAGACGAGAAAAAAGAGAACTTGAGTATCATGAAGAACGTATGAAAAGTTTGAAATAATGTAGGTTTGGCGGTAGGAGAAATCTTACCGTCTTACTTTTTAGGAAGGTGGCAAGAAATGAAAAATATTAGTATTGATATCGAAACATACTCAGATGTTGATTTGCAGAAATGTGGTGTCTATAAGTATGTGGAGTCAGAGAACTTTGAGATTTTATTATTTGCATATTCGGTTGATGGCAATGAAGTAATAGTGGTTGATTTAGCTCAAGGAGAAGAAATACCTATAGAGATTATTAAAACATTAACTGATGAAGATATTACAAAATGGGCTTTTAATGCCAATTTTGAAAGAGTTTGTTTATCCAAATATTTACGAAGATTTTATGAGAATGAATTTACATCATATAGCATTTTGGAAGATACAGTTGGTGATTATCTTAGTCCTGTATCTTGGAAATGTTCTATGATTTGGTCTGCATATATGGGACTTCCTTTATCACTTGCAGGAGCTGGTGCAGTATTAGGATTATCAGAACAAAAGATGACAGAAGGGAAGGAGCTCATCCGATATTTCTGTGTTCCTTGTAAAGCTACGAAAGTGAATGGTGGTAGAACTAGAAATCTACCAATTCACGATAAAGCAAAGTGGGAGTTATTTAAGAAATATAACAAACGAGATGTTGAGGTAGAAATGGCTATACAAGAAAAACTTTCTAAGTTCCCAGTACCGGATTTCATTTGGGAAGAATATCATCTTGATCAGGAAATCAATGATAGAGGAATTGCTCTTGATTTAGATATGGTAAAGAATGCTATTGCTTTTGATGAAAAGTCTAAAGCAGTACTGTCACATAAAATGCAAGAGTTAACAGGTCTTGAAAATCCTAACTCAGTTATGCAAATGAAAGAGTGGCTTTCAAATAACGGATTAGAGATGGATAGTCTTGGCAAAAAGGAAGTAGCAGCAGTGTTAAAAACAGTGAAAGAACCACTTAAAACTGTGCTTGAGTTAAGACAGAAGCTTTCAAAATCCTCAGTTAAGAAATATCAAGCTATGGGAAATGCTGTATGCAGAGATGGAAGAGCAAGAGGAATGTTCATGTTTTATGGTGCCAATCGAAGTGGGAGATGGGCAGGCAGACTTATTCAATTACAGAATCTTCCTCAAAATCATATGTCAGATTTAGCAGAGGCACGAGGACTTGTAAAGGATGGAAATTGTGATGCTATGAATATGCTTTACGATGATATACCGGATACTTTATCGCAGCTTATTCGCACCGCCTTCGTACCAAGAAAAGATATGAAATTTATTGTATCTGATTTTTCTGCAATTGAAGCTAGAGTGTTATCTCATCTAGCAGGAGAAAAATGGAGAGCTGAGGTTTTTGAAAATGGTGGTGACATCTACTGCGCATCGGCAAGTCAGATGTTTGGCGTTACGGTAGAAAAGCATGGTCAAAATGCTCATTTAAGACAAAAAGGTAAAATCGCAGAATTAGCACTTGGCTATGGTGGTTCTGTTGGTGCTTTAAAAGCAATGGGAGCTCTTGATATGGGACTTAATGAAGAAGAATTACAACCACTTGTGAATATGTGGCGAGAGGCAAATCCTAATATTGTTAAATTTTGGTGGGATGTTGATCGTGCGGTAAAAAAAGCAGTTATTGAAAGAACTCCATCAAAAATTGGGAATATCAGTTTCTTCTATAAAAGCGGAATGCTTTTTATTGAACTTCCAAGTGGCAGAAGACTTTCCTATGTAAAACCTAAGATGGGAGTAAATCAGTTCGGGAGTGAATCTGTCACTTATGAAGGTGTAGGTGGAACTAAGAAATGGGAAAGAATCGAAAGTTACGGGCCGAAGTTTGTAGAAAATATCGTACAAGCAATTAGCAGAGATATATTAATGTATGCCATCAGAACTTTATCTCATTGTTTTATCGTAGGTCATGTCCATGATGAATTAATTATTGAATGTAGTAAGAATGTCTCTCTTGATGCTATTTGTAAGCAAATGGGAACAACCCCACCTTGGATTTCCGGTATTTTACTTCGTGCAGATGGCTATGAAACAGAATTTTATAAAAAAGATTAAATAAATGACTGGCAGGGGTAAAATCCTGCCATTTTTCTTTGCCTGTTATTTAGAGGAATAGTCCTCGAAAAAATAACAGGAGGTAATTCTAATGAACGAATTGCGAAAATTTACAAATGCGGAGTTTGGTTCTATCCGCGCAGTAACAATAAATGGAGAGCCATATTTTGTAGGAAAGGACGTAGCAGAGATTCTTGGTTACAGCAATACCAAAGATGCAATTGCGACTCATGTAGATGAGGAAGACAGAACTGTAATCCAAAGGTCGGAAAACGCGACCTTAGAAATTCCAAATAGAGGATTGACGGTTATAAACGAAAGTGGTCTTTACAGTTTAATTCTTTCAAGCAAGATGCCAAGTGCAAAAAAGTTTAAGAGATGGGTAACATCGGAAGTATTGCCTAGTATTCGTAAATACGGAACTTATGCAGTAGACGAATTACTTAATAATCCCGATATGCTTATTGCTGCTCTTACTCAGCTAAAAGAAGAAAGAGAAAATGCAAGGCTGCTTCAAGAAACAATTGCTATTCAGAATCAGCAAATTGTAGAAATGAAACCTAAGGCTAGTTACTATGATGTAGTTTTGAACTGTAAGGATTTAGTTGCTATTTCTGTAATTGCTAAAGACTATGGTTGGACTGCCAATTATATGAATCAATATCTTCACGAAAAAGGGATTCAGTTTAAACAAGGTAAGAAAATTTGGCTTTTGTACAAAGAGTATGCAGAAATGGGACTTACATCAACGAAAACACATACTTATGGAGGTTCAGACGGAAGCACTCATTCCAAACCACATACCTATTGGACACAAAAAGGACGTTTGTTTATCTACGACTTGCTTAAAAAAGATGGCATCTTACCGATGATAGAAAAAGAGGTGCAAGAGAATGACTAATAAGGAATATAGACCGCTTGTTTACATCTGCAGTAAGTATCGTGGGGATATAAAAACAAATGTAGAAAATGCTCGTAAGTACTGCAGATTTGCACTTGATAACATGACAATTCCTATTGCTCCCCACCTTTTATACCCACAGTTTATGAATGACGATGATCCCAATGAGAGATACTTAGCCGTTCATACGATTAACTATGTACTTTTAGGTAAATGCAGAGAACTATGGGTATTTGGCAAAGAATTCTCTGATGGAATGCAAAGAGAAATTGATGTTGCCAAAAGAAGAAAAATGAAAATCAGATATTTTTCTGAAGAAATGGAGGAGCAAGCATAATGAAATTTACTATTTATACAGCAAATTGTGTCAGTAATCCAGCGAATTCTCTTTATCCTAATAAATCTGAAATCAGTAATAAGGACGATATGCTTGCTGCAATTGCTAGAGATCATGTATGTGCTGAGTTTAAGAATTGCCATCGAAGTATTGATGATTTCATTTCCTCTGATATAGAGGTTATGGATTGTGATAACGACCATAGTGATGATTCTAAAGATTGGATTTATCCAGAAATGTATGAAGATTTATTTCCTAATGTCAGTTATATCGTAGTTCCAAGTAGGAACGATGGTAAGGATAAAGGTAATAAATCAGCAAGACCAAGACATCATATCTACTTTCCACATGAGCCAATTACTGTAGCTGAAGAATGTGCAGGTATCAAAGAGAGATTACAGGAAGTTATGACTTTCTTTGATGATAATGCACTTGATGCAGCAAGGTTTATTTTTGGTCATACGCCAACGGATATTATTTGGCATGAAGGAACTAGGTCGATTGTTGATTTCTTAGATGAGTTGGATTTTGAAGAGTTCGATAATGCCTCTCAAAGTATCAGTGAGGGTTCACGTAACAGCACTATGAGCCATATTGCCGGACGCTTGATTAAAAGGTATGGGAATACGGATAAAGCACATGAAATCTATCTTGAAAAAGCTAAACTATGTAATCCACCTTTAGAATATAATGAACTCTCTTTGATTTGGAGCAGTGCAATTAAATTTGGTAAAAAGGTGCAAGCACAAGAAGGATATATTGCTCCAGAAGATTTTGAAAAAGGATATAGCTTAAAACCAGATGATTATTCAGATATTGGACAAGCTAAGGTACTCGCTCGTGAATATAAAGGCGAACTTGCTTATACAGACTCGACTGATTATTTAAGATATGATGGTACGCATTGGTCTGAATCAAAGCAACTTGCTGTTGGTGCTTGCGAGGAGTTTTTGGATAAACAATTAAACGAGTCATTGGCAGCGGTAGAAAAAGCTAAGAAATCACTTCTTGATGCCGGTATAGAGAAAGAAATCATTATGGCAGGAGGAAAAACGCTTGAAAAAGCAATTGATGAAAATAGTGAAAGAGCGTTCAAGGAATTTGTGATGGCATCGAAATATTATGCCTTCGTTATGAAAAGAAGAGATATGAAATACGTAACTTCTGCACTGCAAGCCGCTAAGCCCATGCTATTTAAGGAAATTACTGATTTTGATGTTCAGGAATTTTTACTTAATACTCCTAATGAAACTTATGATTTAAGAAATGGAAGTAGTAAAGAACATCAAGCGGAAGATTTTATCACGAAAGTGACAGCAATTTCTCCAAATGATTTAGGCATGAATTTATGGCTTAATGCTTTAGAAAATTTTTTCTGTAAAGATAAGGAACTTATTGATTATGTACAACAAATCGTAGGTCTTTCTGCAATTGGAAAAGTTTATGTTGAGGCTCTTGTAATTGCTTATGGAGAAGGAAGTAATGGTAAAAGTACGTTTTGGAATACCATCGCACGAGTTCTTGGAACATACAGCGGTGCTATTTCTGCTGATGCATTGACTGTTGGTTGTAAACGAAACGTCAGACCGGAAATGGCAGAGCTTAAAGGTAAACGATTAGTTGTGGCAGCAGAACTTGAAGAAGGAATGCGTCTTAATACATCTATTGTTAAACAGCTGTGTTCTACAGATGAAGTTTCTGCTGAAAAGAAATATAAGGATCCATTTAAATATGTGCCAACTCACACGCTAGTTTTATATACAAATCATCTTCCAAAGGTAGGTGCAAATGATGATGGTACTTGGCGTAGACTTATTGTCATTCCTTTTAATGCAAAAATTACTGGTAGTGGAGATAAGAAAAATTATGCTGATTATCTTTATGAAAACGCAGGAGGTGCAGTTCTTTCGTGGATTATTGATGGAGCACAAAAGGCTATCAAAAATAATTTCAAAATTAAAAATCCTAAGGTTGTTGAGGATGCCATCAATAAATATCGTGAAAACAATGACTGGCTTTCTAGTTTTATTGATGAGTGCTGCGAAGTAGATGATTCTTATCAGCAAAAATCGGGAGAGTTCTATCAAGAGTATCGTTCTTATTGTGCAAGAACCGGAGAGTATACAAGAAGTACCACTGATTTTTATACAGGAATTGAAAATGCAGGATTTAAAAGAAAGAAAACGAAAGGATGCAATTTTGTGCTTGGAATTCGTTTGAAATCGGACTTTTTAGATTAAGAGGTGGAGGTCGTGGAGGTCTATTATATAAAACCCCTTTAGGGCAGAATTTTTAGTAAAAAATCACTCTATATAAAGTTTTAGAAACGACTTCATCGACCTCCACCATTATAGATTTTGGAGGTATTTATGCGAGAAAAAGAAATAGAACAAAAACTTGTTGATACTGTAAAAAAGCATGGTGGTATTTGTCCTAAATTCGTATCTCCTGGTTTTTCAGGAATGCCGGATAGAATTGTTCTTCTACCAAAAGGCAAGTTTGCTTTTGTGGAACTGAAAGCACCAAATAAAAAACCGAGACCTTTGCAAGTAGCTAGGCATAAATTATTGATGGGGCTTGGCTTTCGAGTTTATGTCATTGATGGGATAGAGCAAATTGGAGGTATTATTGATGAAATACGAGCCACATAGTTATCAGAAATATGCAACCAACTTTATCGAAAGAAATTCAATAGCAGCATTACTACTTGATATGGGACTTGGAAAAACAAGCATCACGCTGACTGCACTTAACAATCTGCTGTTTGATTACTTTGATGTTCATCGCGTCTTAGTAGTCGCACCTCTTCGAGTAGCAAGGATAACATGGTCGGATGAAATTGAAAAGTGGGATCATCTTTCTAATCTTACCTTTGCGATTGCAGTTGGAACAGAAAAAGAAAGAATTGCAGCATTGGGACAAAAAGCGGATATCACAATGATCAACCGTGAAAATCTGCAGTGGCTGATAGAAAAGAGTGGACAATCCTTTGAGTATGACATGGTGGTGATCGATGAACTGAGTTCCTTTAAGAATCATCAAGCTAAAAGATTTAAAGCGTTGATGAAAGTCAGACCAAAAGTAAAAAGAATCGTGGGACTTACGGGTACGCCATCAAGTAATGGACTTATGGATCTGTTTGCAGAATTCAAAATCTTAGATATGGGAGTAAGACTTGGAAGATTTATAGGACAGTATCGAAATGCATACTTTACACCTGATAAAATGAATGGTCCTATTGTTTATAGCTATAAGCCTCTTCCTTCTGCAGAAAAGATTATTTATGAAAAAATATCTGACATAACAATTTCAATGAAAGCTACTGACCATTTAAAAATGCCTAAACTAATTGAATGTGAAACAGTGGTACAAATGTCAGAAAAGGAAAAGAAAAGCTATACAACATTGAAGAAAGAACTCGTTCTATCTATTCCAGATGGGGAGATTACAGCAGCCAATGCAGCATCACTTTCTAATAAATTATCACAAATGGCAAATGGTGCAATTTATTTTGAAGATAATGAATTTGTAACAATCCATGATAGGAAATTAGATACACTTGAGGATTTGATTGAAAGTGCAAATGGTAAACCTCTACTTGTTGCTTATTGGTTTAAACATGATCTTGAGCGAATAAAAGAAAGGTTTGATGTTCGTGAAATTAAAACTTCTGATGATATAAAGGATTGGAATGATGGAAAAATTCTTGTAGCAGTTATTCATCCGGCAAGTGCAGGTCATGGACTTAATCTTCAAAGTGGAGGTTCAACTCTTGTTTGGTTTGGTCTTACTTGGAGTTTGGAACTTTATCAGCAAACCAATGCAAGACTTTATAGACAAGGTCAAAAGAATACAGTTGTTATTCATCATATCATTAATAAAGGAACGATTGATGAAGATATAGTGAAAGCATTAAAACGAAAAGATAAAACTCAAAGTAGTTTAATTGATGCGGTAAAAGCAAAATTGTAAATCAAAGACAAAAATTGACAATCCGAGGGAAAGAAAAATCGGAGGTGTCAGATATGACAGCAAAAGAATTTTTAAATCAACCATTCGAACTACAAAGGCTAATTAAAATAAAAGAGAAGAGAATACAGTGCTATCGAGAACTTGCAAGTTGTCCAGCATCACCAAGTTTTGAACCACATTATGCAGCTACAAGAAATACTAAAGCACCTTTTGAAAGGTATCTTGAGAAAATAAATGTTCTAGAAGAAGAACTCATAAATGATTACGCAAAGCTAGAGTATTTAAAACATGAAGTTGATGTAGCAATTGATGGTATGGAAGATCCAATCGAAGAATTGGTACTTAGGTATCGATATTCTAAACTTATGAAAATTGAGGACATTGCAAGAGAAATGAACTACTCACATAGATGGATTAAGCGTGTTCATGCCAGAGCTTTAGAACATTTTGAAAGAAGCCACCCTAGTTCACCCTCAGGCCACTGTTAGTTCCTAAGCGAAAGTAGTAAAATGGTATTGTAGAAAAATATATAAAAAAGCAGAGCCTTTGTTGGAGCAATCCTTCAAGGGTTTTTCTTATGTTCAAAAGGAGGTGTCAAGTTGCCAAAGAAACCAAAGAAACCATGCAGTTATCCAGGATGTCCAAATCTAACAGATGGAAGATACTGTAAGGAACATGAAAGACAAATGAATCATTCCTACGAGAAGTATGGCCGAGACAGCGCTGTACGCCGTAGATATGGCAGAGCATGGAAACGAATCCGTGATAGCTATGTCAAGGAACATCCATTTTGTGAACTGTGTTTTAAAAATGGAATTCTAGTTCCAGTTGATGAGGTTCATCATAAGTTACCACTTGCTGAAGGTGGAACACATGATAGAAGTAATCTCATTTCTCTTTGTAAATCATGCCACGCAAAAATACACGGAGAACGTGGAGATTATCAAAACGGTAAAAAAAATAGAATTTACAAATATGATGAATGATCCAGGGGCGGTTAAAATCTCTACAAATGAGATCACCGTGGAACGGCGTGGGGTCTTCTGTGTAAAAAAAGCGTATTCAAAAGGGTAATTAAAGGAGGATGACGAGACGTGCCTACAAAATCAAATAATATAGGCGGCCGTGGTGGTGCAAGACCGGGTGCAGGTCGCAAGAAATCTGCTGTAAAAGATAAAGCGAACAGTGGAAATCCCGGAGGTAGAAAATTAGAAATTTTAGATATACCAGATGTTGAAGGCGTGGAGATGCCAAAGCCACATGATTTCTTGTCTGCAAAACAAAGAGACGGAGAAGAACTTCAAGCATCAGATATTTATGAAGAAACGTGGCAGTGGCTTAAAAAGATAGGATGTGCATCAAAAGTATCCCCTCAGTTATTAGAGAGATATGCGATGTGTTCTGCTCGTTGGATCCAGTGCGAAGAAATGACTAATAAACTTGGATTTCTTTCAAAGCATCCAACAACAGGCAAACCTATACCATCTCCATTTATTAACATTGGCATTAACTATATGAACCAAGCTGTAAGGTTATGGAATGAAATATTTCAGATTGTAAAAGAAAACTGCAGCACCGATTATGATGATGCTGCACCACAAAATGATTTGATGGAACGCTTATTAAGAGCAAGGGAAGGAAGATAAATATGATTGAAAAAGTAAATCCAAAACATCCAGATAAAATCGCAGATAGAATTGCAGGAGCAATTGTCGATTTAGCTTATGCAAAAGAAGATAATCCAAAGATTGCAGTTGAAGTGTTAATCGGACATGGTATGTGCCATGCGATTATTGAAACATCAGCTGTTCTTGATGAAAAAGATATCGAAGATGTAATCACTCGTATTGCTGGGAATGTTACTCCCGATATTGTGATTGTTCCTCAAGATACACATCTTGCTAAGAATCAAGAAGAGAAAATCAAGTGTGGAGATAATGGAATCTTCAAAGGTGTACCTTTAACATCTGAACAAAAAATGCTATCCGTTATTGCAAATGAAATCTACGATGCATATCCATATGATGGAAAGTACATTCTTAATGGCGATAGACTTATTATTTGTCAAAGTAATGCAAAAACTACAGATTTAAAATCTACATATCCAAATGCTCAAATCAATCCTCTTGGTGATTGGACTGGTGGAACTGATGTTGATACAGGTGCTACCAATAGAAAACTTGGTTCTGATATGGGAGATTCAGTTACAGGTGGAGGACTTCATGGTAAGGATTTATCAAAAGCAGATGTATCTGTAAATATATATGCATTCTTAAAAGCACAAGAAACAGGAAAAACTGTGAATCTTGTTTGTGCAATTGGTGATGATACGATTGATGGAAAACCGTATAGTGAAATCGTTGAAATCGCAAGAGAGTATATTCACTCTGTTGGAGGGTTTGAGAAATTTGCAGAATGGGGTCTTTTTTAGGAGGTGGCTATATGGGTAAAACAACAACAGAAATGAAACTTGTCGAAGTTTCAAAGCTTATTCCTTATGTCAATAATGCAAGAACCCACTCTGCCGAACAAGTAATGAAACTTCGTTCTTCTCTTCGTGAGTTTGGTTTTATCAATCCGGTTATCATTGATAGAGAATTAAATGTTATTGCAGGTCATGGAAGAATCATCGCTGCAAAAGAGGAAGGAATCAAAGAAGTACCATGTGTGTTTGTTGATTATTTAACTGAAGCACAAAAGAAAGCATACATCTTGGCAGATAACCGAATGGCGATGGATGCAGGTTGGGATGAAGAATTACTTCGTATTGAGATTGAATCTTTACAAGGTGAGGATTTTAATATTGCCTTAACCGGATTTGATGAAAATGACTTAGCTGAGTTATTTGGAAATGATGATACTACTGATGTGGAGGATGATGATTATGATTTATCTGAGGCATTGGAAAAAGCAGCATTTGTCAAACGAGGAGATGTTTGGACTGTTGGAAGACACAGACTTATGTGTGGTGATGCTACAAGCGAAGAAGATGTATCTACTCTAATGGATGGAAAGAAAGCAAATCTTGTTTTAACCGACCCACCATACAATGTAGCATTTGAAAGTTCAGATGGTCTTTCGATTAAAAATGACAAAATGAAAAGTGATAAGTTTTATGAATTTTTGCTTTCTGCATTTAAAAATATGGCAAACCATTTGGAAAAAGGCGGTGCTGCATATGTGTTCCATGCAGATACTGAAGGACTTAATTTTAGAAAAGCATTCATTGATGCCGGATTTCATTTGTCCGGATGTTGCATTTGGGTAAAAAACTCACTTGTCTTAGGACGTTCTGATTATCAGTGGCAGCACGAACCGGTGCTTTATGGCTTTCTTCAAAATGGAAAACACTACTGGAGCAAGAACGCAGGAAGAAGTCAAACTACAATATGGAATTTTGATAAGCCAAAGAAAAATCAAAATCATCCAACTTCTAAGCCGTTAGATTTGCTTGCTTATCCTATTGGAAATTCAAGTCAGGAAAATGCAATCGTTATTGATACATTCGGTGGCAGTGGTTCTACTTTGATGACCTGTGAAAAAACAAATCGTATTTGCTATACGATGGAACTTGATGAGAAATATGCATCAGTCATCCTTAGAAGATATGTGGAAGATACAGGTAATAGTGATGATGTCTTTGTTATTAGAAATGGTGAGAAGATTCCATACTCTGCTTTAGTAAAAGAAGTTGAGGATGGTGATGAGAAAAATGAATAAATTAACACTAGGAAGTTTATTTGATGGTTCAGGTGGATTTCCATTAGGAGGCTTGATTTCCGGAATTACCCCATTGTGGGCATCGGAGATTGAGCCTTTTCCTATTCGAGTCACAACAAAAAGAATGCCGTTTGTAAAACACTATGGTGACATTTCTAAAATGAATGGTGGAGAAATAGAACCGGTTGATATTATCACATTTGGTAGTCCTTGCCAGGATATGAGTATTGCAGGAAAAAGAGATGGCTTAGGAGGTTCTCGCTCTAGCCTTTTCTATGAGGCAATACGAATCATTAAAGAAATGAGGTGTAAAACAAATGGAAAATATCCAAGATTTATCGTTTGGGAAAACGTGCCAGGAGCATTCAATTCCAACAAAGGAGATGACTTCAAAGCAGTTCTCGAAGAAATCTGCAAAATCAAAGATGAATCATTGTCAGTGCCTAAACCTACAAAGTGGAACAATGCAGGAAAAATCATGGGAGATGATTTCTCAGTCGCTTGGCGAGTGTTTGATGCTCAATTTTGGGGAGTTCCCCAGAGAAGAAAACGTATCTACCTTGTCGCAGATTTTGGAGGTTTCAGTTCCGGAAAAATATTATTTGAGTCAGAAGGCTTGTCTGGGTATTCTTCGAAGAGCATCTCTTCGTGGAAAGACACTACCTGTGGTACTAGAACAAGCATTGAAGATGCAAGCAATAGCGTAGTGTTTGAAAATCATGGCCAAGATACTAGGTTCAAAGAATTAGAAGAAATAGCACCTACTGTGCTTTCAACTTATGGTACAGGTGGAAACAATCAACCTTTCGTTGTTTCAAATTTGAAAAGCTTTGATGTGAGATTAACTTCGGAAGGAACAAAGAATGCTCGTGCTAATGTATATGAAACGGATGTATCTCGAACTCTTGATACAGGAGGTACAACTCCTGATAGAAATCAAGGTGGTGTTGCAGTCGTTTCTTATGGAATTGGCAGACCTGCTATGAATCAAGGGTATAATGCAAAGTTCAGTTTTCAAGTTGAAGAGGAAGTTGAACCTACCATTGTAGCTGCTGGAGCAAGTGGTGTTGCTCATCCGGTTTATAGTTCTTCTAAGGCATCTTTTTTTACTTCAGCAGAGAAAGAGAAGGCAAACACATTGGTAGCTACCGACTATAAAGATCCTCCAATTGTCAATGAACCTCAATATATCGTTAGAAGACTTACTCCTACAGAATGTGCAAGGCTACAAGGTTTTCCGGACTTTTGGTGCAGTAATCTTGAAACTGAAAATCCAACGGATGAAGATATTCGTTTTTGGAGAGAAGTTTTTGAAACACATCGATTAGTTATTGGCAAAAGCACAAAGCCAAAATCAGATAATCAAATTATAAAATGGCTTAAAAATCCTCATAGTGATTCTGCAGAATATAAGATGTGGGGCAATGGTGTGGCTCTTCCAAATGTAGTATTTGTCTTATCCGGAATCGTATGGGCTACACAATTAGAAGAGTGATTTTTTCTATATTATTTGTACACATTATTGTGTGAATTAACTTGATATTTACTCCCTTTAGAGTGATATATGTAGTACCAAGAAAAGGAGGTGCCATAAAGATGGAAGCAAAAAAAGGCTTAGATGCAATCACAAAAAGAGCCTTAGAACTTTGGTACAAGGTAAATGAAAAGTATGGTGAGCATGTTTATACCCTTGGCGTAAATGGGAACGACAAAGTTGTTCTTTCAAAGGGATATCATGAAACCATCGCACATGGTACTACCGAGGTAAACAAAGCACTTAAAGAATTATTAAAAACAAAGGGAGGACAAAATAATGATTGTTAATTATCACGCAGTGGATCGTAAAGCATTAGCCAAAGAGATTTCAAACATTACAGGTGTTAAAGCAGTATATAAATATATGCCAACTTGTGCTTACGAAATTGATTATTTTACTATTACAAAAGAAGGTAATTTAGAATTTGAAGACAGTGCAGATAGTGAAGAAGTTGAAAACTTGCTTGAGGAACTTGCAAAAAGAGGCTTTATCCCAGAGCCCAATGAAGAAATCGTAGAAACAGAAAAAGACCCACACAGCGAAAATGTGGGGCTTACAGTTGCAGTTCCTAAGAATGAAGTGAACATCGATAAGTTGGATGCCTTGCTTGATGCAAAGGGAGGTTTAATTCAGAAAGCTTTAGGACTGGAGCATTTTGAATATGAGATAGGTGCATATGAAGTGAGATTTCCTTGGTTTGAAAAAATCAATCCGGATGAGGCAATCTCCTACACCAAATTCATCGAGGCATTATGTAAAATGACGATGAAACAAAAACGCATCAATGCCACAGAAAAAGCAGTAATCAATGAAAAGTATGCATTTAGATGTTTCCTTTTGCGATTAGGATTCATTGGAGATGAATATAAAGCAGACAGAAAAGTTTTACTTAAAAACTTAAGTGGTTCTTCAGCGTTTAAAGACGGTGCAAAAAAGGAGGGCAATACAGATGAGATTTCCAAGTAAAGAAATTGTTGAGATGGTAAGAAAACAGTATCCAATAGGAACGAGGGTTGAACTTACCAAGATGGATGACATCCAAGCACCACCGATTGGAACAAAAGGTACAGTTATTGGTGTTGATGATACGGCAAGCATTATGGTTACCTGGGATAACGGATGTGGTTTGAATGTTGTTTATGGTGAAGACTCCTGTAGAAAGATTGAGGGTTAGAACTATGGATCAAAAGATAAAGGAGCAGATACTTCACATAAGAGATACGGGTCTTACAAATATGTTTGATATTTACATGGTTCAAAGACTGGCGTATGAAAATGACTTCTATGAGTTAGTAAACTTCATCGAGGAAAACAAAGAAGAATATGTGCATTTTATCCTTTATGGAGATGACTAAAAGTTATCAAAAAACACACACTTTCTTTTGAGAAATGACTTGCTATTATGTACTTTTAGAGTGATATATAGTAGTACCAAAAGGAAAGAATAGGAGGTACAAAATTATGTGGAGTGAAGGAACAATCGGAATTCCAACTGAAAATGGAAAATACAAAAGCGTTAGATATTGGGTGAAACATTATGAAGAACCTAGCGAAGATTATGGAATTGATGGAGGCAAGATTTCAAAGTTAACTCTTCGAATGGATGGAGAAGAAATTGCCAATTACGATAGGGGTTGGGATATCAAACCAACTTGTGAAGAAGCAGAATTTGCACTTGCAATTTTAATGAAGGAATACAACTAAAAACGAAAGCAATTGAAAATTGCCGAGTATGGAGCCAAAAGGCTCTGTATCTCGTTATGAATGGATGTCACCGATGAGTGGCTTTTTTTTATTGTTAGAAGGAGGTGTTTCATAACTTGAGAAAACTTAAAAAGTATATTCCTACCAAGTTTATGGCTGATACCTCACATTATGATGAAAACATGGCTGATTTTGCAGTCAGTTTTATCGAGGAATTATGTCATACAAAAGGAACATGGGCAGGAAAGAAATTTGAACTTATAGATTGGCAAGAACAAATTATAAGAGACCTCTTTGGAGTTTTGAAACCTAATGGATATAGGCAGTTTAATACTGCGTATATTGAGATTCCTAAGAAACAAGGAAAATCAGAACTTGCAGCTGCCGTAGCGCTTCTTCTTTTATGTGGTGATGGAGAAGAACGAGCAGAAGTATACGGATGTGCAGCAGATAGAAATCAGGCAAAAATTGTATTTGATGTAGCGGTTGATATGGTGAAATTTTCTCCCGCACTGATGAAGAGAGTAAAAATTCTCGAATCACAGAAGAAGATTATATATAAGCCAACCAATAGTTCTTATCAAGTGCTTTCTGCAGATGTAGCAAACAAGCACGGCTTTAATACTCATGGGGTTATCTTTGATGAACTTCATACTCAGCCGAATCGAAAACTATATGATGTAATGACTCAAGGAAGTGGTGATGCAAGAATGCAGCCACTTTATTTTCTTATTACAACAGCCGGAAATGATACCAATTCTATCTGTTATGAGATACATCAAAAAGCACTTGATATCGCAGCAGGAAGAAAAATAGACCCTACATTTTATTCAGTAATTTATGGTGCTGACGAATCCGAGGATTGGACAGATCCCAAAGTATGGGAGAAAGCAAACCCATCACTTGGTATTACAGTAGCAATGGAAAAAGTAAAGGCAGCTTGTGACAGTGCAAAACAGAATCCAGGAGAAGAGAATTCTTTCAGGCAGTTAAGACTTAATCAATGGGTAAAACAGTCGATTCGCTGGATGCCAATGGAAAAATGGGATATGTGCAAGGAAGAAATCAGAGATGATGATTTACTTGGGCGTGTTTGTTATGGTGGACTCGACTTATCATCGACAACAGATATTACTGCTTTTGTTTTAGTTTTCCCTCCAACTGACGAAGATGATAAATATATCGTTCTTCCATATTTTTGGGTTCCGGAAGATACCCTAGAACTCCGTGTTAGAAAAGACCATGTTCCTTATGATTTATGGGAGAAAAAAGGTTATCTGCAAACAACGGAAGGAAATGTTGTACATTATGGCTTCATTGAAAAGTTTATTGAAGAGCTAGGAGATAAATACAACATTCGTGAGATTGCATTCGATAGATGGGGTGCTGTTCAGATGGTTCAAAACCTAGAAGGTATGGGATTTACTGTTGTTCCATTCGGACAAGGGTTTAAAGATATGTCCCCACCTACTAAAGAATTAATGAAACTAGTCCTTGAGAGAAAAGTTGCTCATGATGGTCATCCTGTTCTTCGATGGAATATGGATAACATTTATATTCGAACAGATCCGGCAGGGAACATTAAAGCCGATAAAGAAAAATCCACAGAGAAAATTGATGGTGCAATTGCAACCATTATGGCACTTGATAGAGCCATTCGCTGTGGAAATGAAATATCTGAATCAGTTTATGATACAAGAGGGTTACTTGTGTTTTAACTACAAGTTTCTAATTTTTATGGAGGAATTATATGAATATATTTTCTGGATTATTTAAAACTAGAGATGCACCTAAGAACAGAACTAGTGGTAGTGCATACTCGTTTTTTATGGGAGCGAGTACCGCTGGGAAAAATGTAAATGAAAGAAGTGCTATGCAGATGACTGCAGTTTATGCGTGTGTAAGGATTCTTTCAGAGGCAATCGCGGGACTACCTCTTCATCTTTATAGATATAACGATGGTGGAGGAAAGGAGAAAGCAATCAACCATAATTTATATAAAATTATTCATGATGAACCAAACCCGGAAATGACAAGCTTTGTGTTTCGAGAAACACTCATGACACACTTGCTTTTGTGGGGCAATGCTTATGCTCAAATTATCAGAAATGGTAAGGGTGAGATTATTGCACTCTACCCCTTAATGCCAAATCGAATGAAAGTCGATAGAGATGAACATGGCGCTTTATATTATGAGTATATGGTAAGTCAAGATGATGCGCCAACAAATAAAGGTTCATCAGTTAAGCTATCACCTGATGAAGTAATGCATATTCCAGGACTTGGATTTGATGGATTAGTTGGATATTCTCCGATTGCAATGGCTAAAAATGCGATTGGTCTTGCCATTGCTGCAGAAGAGTATGGATCTAAGTTCTATGCCAATGGTGCAGCACCATCCGGTGTGCTTGAACATCCGGGAACATTAAAAGACCCATCGAAAGTAAGAGATAGTTGGTCGCAGACTTTTGGAGGAAGTTCAAACTCCCACAAGGTAGCTGTACTTGAAGAAGGAATGAAGTATACACCGATTTCTATTTCTCCAAATGAGGCACAGTTTTTAGAAACAAGAAAATTTCAAATAGATGAGATTGCTCGAATTTTCAGAGTTCCACCTCATATGGTTGGTGATCTTGAGAAATCGAGCTTTTCTAATATTGAGCAGCAATCTCTTGAGTTTGTGAAATACACGCTTGACCCTTGGGTTTCAAGGTGGGAACAAAATATGTGTCGTTCTTTACTAAACGACAACGAGAAGAAAGAATACTTTATAAAGTTTAATGTAGATGGATTACTTCGCGGTGATTATCAAAGCCGTATGAATGGATATGCCACAGCAAGACAGAATGGATGGATGTCAGCAAATGATATAAGAGAACTAGAAAATCTCGATAGAATTCCAGCAGAACTTGGCGGTGATTTGTATCTCATTAATGGCAACATGACCAAGCTTCAAGATGCCGGCATATTTGCAAATAATCCTAAAACATTAAATGAAGAGGAGGAAGAAAATGAAGAACAAGAAATTTTGGAACTTCAAGAATCGAAAGATTCAAAACCAAGAAAACGAAGAAGTAACAGAGAGAATTCTTGAACTTTACGGCACGATAGCTGAAGAGTCATGGTTCGATGATGATGTTGCTCCCAAACTTTTCAAGGAAGAGTTAAATTCCGGAAGTGGAGATATCACCGTTTGGATTAATTCACCTGGTGGAGATTGTGTAGCCGCTGCTCAAATCTACAATATGCTTACTGATTATAAAGGAAATGTAACAGTAAAAATTGATGGTATTGCAGCTAGTGCAGCGTCAGTCGTTGCGATGGCAGGGAATAAAGTGCTTATGTCACCAGTATCCATGATGATGATTCACAATCCTGCTACATTTGCATTTGGTGATCACGCTGAAATGCAAAAAGCGATGGCAATGTTAGATGAAGTTAAAGAATCAATTATCAATGCCTATGTTATTAAAACGGGTTTATCTAGGTCAAAGTTAAGTCATTTGATGGATGCAGAAACTTGGATGAATGCAAACATGGCCATTGAACTTGGATTTGCTGATGACATGATTACAAAAACTGAACAAGAAAAAGAAAGCATTGAAGGTCTAAACAATATGACAGATTCAATGCTTTTTTCACGCACTGCTATCAGTAATACACTCCAAAACAAATTAGAAAAACACTATGGGGTGTCAAAAGAAGATGTAACAAAACAAGCAGAAATCAAAGTTCTTGAAGTAAAAGGAACATCTGCTAGTGAACTCAAAGAACGTTTAAATTTCATGAAACGATTTATTTAAGGAGGAAAAAAAATCATGACTATTAAAGAACTTATTGAGAAAAGAGTAAAGGTATGGGAAACAGCAAAGAACTTTGTTGAAACCCATGAAAAAGAAGGTGTTTTATCTGAAGAAGATACAATGACCTATAACAAAATGGAAAAAGAAATTGAAGATTTGACGATGTCTATCGAACGTCAGCAACGTGCATTAGATAGAGATCATGAACTTAGTAAACCTATGAATTCTCCAATTACAGGAAAACCTTATGTGCCTGAAATGGACGATAAGAAAATGACAGGTGTGAAGTCAAAAGAATATAAAAATGCAATGCTTTCTGCTATGCGTTCTAACTTCCGTAATGTAAGCAATATCTTGCAAGAAGGTGTAGATGGCGATGGCGGTTATTTAGTACCTGAAGAGTACGATAAGCGTTTGATTGATGTGCTTGAAGGAGAAAACATCATGCGTGGTCTTGCTACAACCATCACTACTTCTGGTTTGCATAAGATTAATATTGCAGCTACAAAACCAGCGGCTGCATGGATTGAGGAAGGCGGGGCACTTACTTTTGGGGATGCGACTTTCGACCAGATTTATCTTGATGCGTATAAGCTTCATGTTGCAATTAAAGTAACTGAGGAGCTACTTTATGATAATGCATTCGGTCTTGAAAATTATATTATCACGCAGTTTGGTAAGGCGCTTGCAAATGCCGAGGAAGATGCATTCTTAAACGGCGATGGTACAGGAAAGCCTACAGGTATTTTCGCAGAAACCGGCGGTGGTCAAGTTGTTAGTACATTAACTGCAGCAATTAAGTCAGATGATTTGATTGATTTGGTATATGGACTTAAGAGACCTTATCGTAAAAATGCGTCTTTCATCATGAACGATGCTACTCTTGCTTCACTTAGAAAGTTAAAGGATAACAACGGGGCATATATTTGGCAGCCATCATATAAAGAAGGAGAACCAGACAGGGTGCTTGGTTATGCAGTTCATACTTCTTCTTTTGCACCTGAAAATGCGATTGCTTTTGGTGATTACAGTTACTACAACATCGGTGATCGTGGTTCTCGCTCATTCGCAGAACTTAGAGAGTTGTTCGCTGGTAACGGTATGATTGGTTATGTAGCAAAAGAAAGAGTCGATGGAAAGCTTGTACTTCCAGAAGCAGTTAAGATTTTGAAGTTGAAATCTGAATAATAATTTAAGGCAGTGTTGTTATGTGATGGCACTGCCTACATTTATTGAAATGAGGTGATGATAGTGATAGTTGATTTAGAAGAAATGAAAGGTTATCTAAGAGTTGATTTTAATGATGATGACTTATTAATCGAAGAATTTATTACTACAGGAGAAAACCTCTGTGCGGATATAGCAAGATTATCTGTAGATGAACTGTCTGATATTCCATCTTCTAAGATTGCGGTGATGTATGCAGTTGCTTACTTGTATGAACATAGAGAATATGCTGACCATCATGCACTAACATTGTCACTTCGAAGCCTGCTTGAAGGAATACGAAGGAGTGAGTTTTGATGGATATTGCATTACTTAATGTTCGTATCACTTTTCAGAAAAATGAAGTAGTAGTTGATGATATCGGCAATCACAGAAATGCTTGGACTGATATTTATTCTTGCTATGCAACTGTTAATGGCGAGGGTGGTTCTGAGAAGTTTTCTGCAGGAGTTCTTGTAGAAGATTCTGATATTTCTTTCACCACTCGATACTGTAACATCCTATCAAACATGGAAACTACTAAAAATAGAATCATTTTTGATAATGAGGCATACAACATCATATCCATTGACCACATGAACTTTAAAAAGAAATCTCTGAAATTTAAATGCAAGAAAGTGAGAAATGATGGCGACTAAGATTGATAACCTAGCCAAAGAAATTATGGATGGCTTAAAAGAATATGCAGATTTAGCAACTGATGATGTAAAGAAAGCAGTCAGAAAAGCTGGTAACTCAGTGAGAAAAGATATCTCTGAATCAGCTCCTAAGGATACTGGTAAGTATGCAAAGTCATGGACTGTTAAGAAAACTAAAGAAACATCAAACTCTCTAGAAGTAACAGTTCATTCAAAGAATAGGTATCAGCTTGCACATCTTTTGGAGCATGGGCATGCTAAACGAGGTGGTGGAAGAGTGTCTGCAAGACCACATATTGCGAAAGCAGAGGAGTCAGCAATTGAGGTTTTTGAAAAAGAAATAGATAAAGCACTCGGAGGTAGATGATGGAAGAAGTTATAAAAATCTTAAAAGAGATAGACATTCCTTTTGCTTATGATCACTTTGCAGAGGGAGAAAGTCCATCTCCACCTTTTATATGCTATTTAACACCGGGTACAGATAACTTTGCTGCTGACGGAATAGCATATTTAAAAGTAAATGAAATCAATATTGAACTTTATACCGATTTTAAGGACTTGTCGGTAGAAAGGAAAGTGGAATCTGTGCTTGATAGGTTTGGTATTTACTACGAGAAACTTGAAACATGGATTGATAGTGAAAAGTTATTTGAAGTCCTATATTCATTTGAAATGGAGGCTTAAAATTTATGGGTAATAAAATTAAATATAACCTTAAAAATGTCCACGCTGCAAAACTTACAAAAGCAGAGGATGGAACATATACTTATGAAACACCAAAAGCAATTCCGGGTGCTGTTAGTATCAGTTTAGATGCTGAAGGGGATACTTCTCCGTTTTATGCAGATGGAATCGTTTATTTTAGAAGTGTATCAAACAATGGATACAGTGGTGATCTTGAAATGGCACTTATTCCTGAATGGTTTAGAACAGAGATTTTAAAAGAGGAACTTGATAAGAATGGTGTGCTTGTTGAGAATGCTACAGTAGCGGAAATGGAAAAATTCGCACTGTTATTTGAGTTTGATGGAGATGTTAGATGTATTCGTCATGTCTTATATAACTGCACTGCATCTCGTCCATCTATTGAATCTGAAACAAAGGAAGATACGATTGAGCCGGGAACGGAAACATTATCACTTACATCAGATCCAAGAGAAGATGGTCTTGTTAAAAGTAGAACAGGCGATTCTACAAGTGAGTCTACTTACGCTGAGTGGTATAAATCAGTATATATCCCTCAAGCTCAAGAAGTCGTTCAAGCGTTAAGTAGGAAAGTAGCAGGAGGTGTTAAGAATGCTTAAGAAAACAATTAATGTTGGTGGTAAGGAAGTAGCATTTCGCTCATCTGCTACAATTCCTCGTCTTTATCGTGCTAAGTTCAAACGTGATATTTTTAAGGATTTGGCAAAACTTGAAAAGTCATATGATGGAGCACAGTCTGAGGGAGAAGAATTTGCGATTGATGATTTAGAGATTTTTGAAAATGTGGCATATATTATGGCATATCATGCAGACCATACAATTCCTGCAGATATTGATGAATGGTTAGACCAGTTTGATATGTTCTCAATTTATGAGGTATTACCGGAGATTCTTGCTCTTTGGGGTACAAATCTTATAACAGATATCGACTCTAAAAAAAACTTAAAAAAAGTAGCAGGGAAATGACAACACCGCTATTCCTCTTGCGAAGTTTAGAGATAGGCTTATCTATTCAAGATTTAGATTATTTAACCATTGGCATGGTTATGGACATTTGGACAGAGAAAGCTAATGACTCTGCTAAGTATGAAAATTTAGCTACGCAAGAGGATTTTGATAAGTTTTAATTACTAATGACTTTTCTGAAAATTTTAATTACAATTGTTGTTATAAGAAATAAAGACAAACAAAATTTAGGAAGTTCATTAATGTTGTTAACTTACCATGATATATATCAATTTAATTTAGATTTATTTGATACAGTAACCACCAAATATGGGTACACTGATAAAGGTTGGAAAATATTTAAAGAGTATTATAAGGATCCTGATGGGTATGCGCTAGATTCTAGTGGATTTAAAGAAGTTGATCATATAATTTGTACTGTGGATGCATTAATATCAAAAAACAGAATTTATGAACACGTAGGTTTTAATGATAATTTCATTGATGAATATATTATTAGCAGACAAACGCCAATTATGTTTTTTCCAAAAGAAAAAGGTGGAATCAATACATCTAGGTATTCAACTTTTGGAGACAGAATAGACTATTTTCTTTTCGATTTAAAACTGTATTGCAATGATGAAAAATGTAAAATGGAGTCAACCTATGAATTACCAAATACAAATTTATGGATTAATTTATTTAATAAGGATTTCAGTAAAATTATAGATTGGCTTGATATTAAAGGGATATTTGTCACTGATAATTATGATGTGCTCGATTTAGAAAAGAATGACGGTTCTATAATTGAGGAACATAAGGATAACTATTCTAAAAAATGGACAGATTCTTACTATCAAACAGTTAAAAAGAAAATAGAAGATTTCAACAAAAACAAATAAAAATTAGATATATTTTTTAGCATCAATTTGAAAAGGTTGGGGCTTTTTCTATGCTCGGTTATACCGGGCTTTTTTTATGCAATTTTTTAAGGAGGTATCAGCCAATGGCAAACAGAATCAAAGGTATCACTGTTGAAATCGGTGGCGATACCACTAAACTTCAAACAGCTTTAAAGGGTGTAAATGGTCAGATTAAAAACACACAGTCTGCCCTTAGGGATGTAGAAAAACTTTTAAAGCTAGACCCTACAAACACAAACTTACTTACTCAAAAACAAAAGTTATTAACTCAGGCAATTGGTGATACAAAAGAAAAACTAGCTACTTTGAAAGTTGCAGCCCAACAAGCAAATGAGCAACTTCAAAAAGGAGAAATCAGTCAGTCGCAATACGATGCACTGCAAAGAGAAATCATTGAAACTGAGGCAGAACTTAAAAAGCTAGAATCACAAGCTTCAAAGACAAATCAAACACTGACTAAAATCGGTGATGTGGGTACTAAGTTTGAAAATGCAGGAAACAGCATAACCAATGTTGGTAAAAAAGCATCTGTTGCTTCTGCTGCAGTAACCACTATGGGTGTGGCATCTGTAAAAACAGCTGCTGACTTTGAATCTTCAATGAGCCAAGTTCAAGCAACAATGGGTATTACCAAAGATTCCATGTCTGAAGTTAATGGGCAATCTGTCAATACGATGGACACATTAAATGATCTTGCTAAAACAATGGGTGCTAAAACAGCTTATTCTGCAAGCGAATGCGCAGAGGCTTTAAACTACTTAGCACTTGCCGGATATGACACTCAACAGATGGTTGATACGCTTCCTACTGTTTTAAATTTGGCAGCAGCCGGTAATATTGATTTAGCTAGTGCATCTGATATGGTCACTGACGCAATGTCAGCTCTTGGAATGGAAGTATCTGATGCTGATAAGATGGTAGACCAGATGGCTAAAACTGCATCTACTACTAATACATCTGTCGGACAGTTAGGAGAAGGGATCCTTACTATTGGTGCAACTGCTAAAACAGTAAAAGGCGGCACTGCAGAATTAAATACTGCACTTGGAATTTTAGCTAACAATGGTATTAAAGGTGCTGAGGGTGGTACTCATCTTCGTAACGTTATCTTATCGCTTCAAAATCCAACGGATAAAGCAACTTCCCTAATGAAATCTCTTGGTGTGGAGGTTTATGATAGTCAAGGTAATATGCGTAGCCTAAATGATATTTTAGGTGATTTAAATAAGAGTATGGATGGAATGACGGCTGCTGAAAAATCAAATATCATCAGTCAGGTTTTCAATAAAACAGACCTTGCATCAGTAAATGCTCTACTTTCAAACACCGGTGATACATGGAGTGACCTTCAAAAGAAAATCGAAGAAAGCGGTGGTGCTGCACAGAAGATGGCAGATACTCAACTTGATAATCTTCATGGCCAACTTACTATTTTAAAGTCTTCAGTTGAGGGATTTGCAATCTCAATCGGTGAAACACTGATGCCGATGATAAAGAATATAGTTTCAAAGATTCAAGGCTTTGTAGACTGGCTAAATAACCTTGATGATGGAACAAGACGAGTGATAGTAAAGATAGGACTATTCATTGCTGCTCTTGGCCCACTTCTTTTGATACTTGGAAGTGTGATTTCAAAAATCGGCGTAAGTATACAGGCATTTAGTAAGCTTGGACTTAAAATCAGTGAACTTGTAGCAAATGCTGGAGGTGTATCTGGTGCAATGGCAAAAGTAGGAACAGCTATTGGCGGAATATCTGCTCCTGTGACCGCTATTGTGGCGGTGATAGGAACATTGGTCACTGCATTTATTCATTTATGGAAAACGAATGAAGAATTTAGAGATAACATTATCGCTATCTGGAATCGAATAAAAGAAATCTTTACTGGTTTTGCTCAAGGTATTACTGACAGATTAAATGCTTTAGGATTTGATTTTGAAAATTTCAAAGAAGTTGTATCCGCAATTTGGAATGGTTTATGTGAGTTTTTAGGACCAGTATTTGAAGGTGTATTTTCTCAGATTGCCAATGTATTAGAAGAAACTCTTGGAATCATCACTGGAATCTTAGATGTATTCATTGGTATTTTCACAGGCAATTGGTCACAGCTTTGGGAAGGAGTAAAAGGAATATTTAGTTCCGTTTGGGAATTTATCAAGAACACTTTTACAACTTGTATGAATACAATTCGAGGTATTGCTGATGTCGTTCTAGGTTGGTTTGGTACGTCTTGGAATGAAATATGGATTGGGATTAAGGATTTCTTTGTTGGCATTTGGACAGGCATCTCTACTTTTTTTGTAAATCTTTGGGAAGGAATAAAAAATACTGTACAAACTGCCATTATGTCTATTGGTTCAATCCTTCAGGGAGCATTTGATATCATAACATTACCATTTCGCTTCATTTGGGAGAATTGTAAAGAAATCGTCATCTCTGTGTGGGATACAATCAAATCCAAAGTAACCACAGCTATTGATGCAGTATCTAACACGATAACTACAGTTTTAAATAGCATAAAAATGGTATTCACGACTATTTGGGAATTGATAAAAATTGTTGTTACAACTGTTCTTAATTCAATCAAATCTGTGATTACTACAGTATTTACTGCAATTCAAACCTTTGCTGCTACCGTTTGGAATGGAATCAAAACAGCAATTATTACACCGATTAATGCTGTAAAAACAACAGTAACAACTGTATTTAATTCTGTGAAGTCAATGATGTCGAGTGTATTTAATAGCATTAAAAGTACTGCAACATCAGTATGGAATGGGATAAAAACGGCAATTGTCACTCCGATTGAAAAAGCAAGAGATACTATTAAAGGAATCGTAGATAAAATCAAAGGGTTCTTCAGCAGTATGAAAATATCTCTTCCGCATATTAAATTGCCACATTTCAAGGTTTCAGGAAAGCTATCTATTATGCCACCATCAGTTCCAAAGCTATCGATTGATTGGTACAAGGAAGGTGGTATCATGACAAAACCTACAGTCTTTGGAATGAATGGTTCTTCGCTTATGGCAGGTGGAGAAGCAGGCGCAGAAGCAATTCTTCCTCTTTCTGGTTTTTATAAACAGTTAGAGGCTATGATTTCAAGTCACCTTAATACAGGCGTGATGGAAAAGTATCTATCAATTATTGCAGATAACAGCAGTAAAGGAATCTATCTTGAAGATGGAACTTTGGTTGGTCATTTACTTCCTGCTCTTGATGAGGGACTTGGTAATAAACAAAAACTTACAAGGAGGCTTTCATTATGATACCGGATATTTATATTAATGATATATCTGTACTTAGTATGGGTTGGATAAGAGAAAAAATAGAATTTCCCATTCCTAAAGCACAAATAGAAACTGTCATCGTACCTGGTAGAAATTCTCCAATTAGATTTAATGAAGCTCTTGGTTCTGTATCGTTTGAACCGAGAGCTTTTACTATTACTTTATCTATGCTAGGAACTAGAAAAAACTTTGATAGCGAAGTGTTATTAATGGCTAATAAATATAATGGTAAACTCTGTCGCATTAAAACCAGTGAAGAGCCGAATCTTTACTGCATTGGGACGTTGAACCTTAATTCATCGTATGAACCATTAATTTCTAAAGGACAGCTTGTAATTGAATGTATGGATGGTGATAGCTACCGATATCATGCAGAACCTACTGAAGTAATACAAACAGGGAATGGAACGATAAATCTTAAAAATGATTTTATGCCGGTAGTTCCAACTATCATCACTACATCAGAAACAGTATTGAAATGGAAGGTTGGAGAAGACAGCTTTCATAAAATATTAAGTTCTGGCACTTGGGTGATTCCGGAATTTGAACTGCATTATGGAAGCAACTCCGTTTCTATTGAAACCACAGGAACAGTTAGTTTTTCATACAGGGAGGGCTGTCTATGAGTGATTTTAAAGTATATGTCGACGGAAATATCTTTTATCATCCTAATTTATCCAAACTTGCAATTTTGGAGGCACAGATAAAAGAAGATGCAGAAAATATCGACTCATTCACATTATCAGCACCATTTAATCATCCTTATTTAAATTTGGTAAAACCTATGTCATCGGTTATTACTTGTAAATACGGAAGTGAAACTATTTTTGAAGGGCGAGCACTTGATGATGGCAGTGATTTTCATAATTCACATACTTGGGTATGTGAGGGTGCTCTTTCTTATTTGAATGACACTGTTCAACCACCTTTTGAATACAAGGGAACACTCAAAGGATTACTAGAATATTTTATTTCTGTTCATAACAAAAATGTAGAAGATAAAAAGAAATTTACTGTTGGAACAGTAACTGTAGAAGATAATAACGATTATATTTCTTATTCAAATTCTGAGTTCTCAGTAACTCTAGATGCCATTAAAAAGAAACTGATTGATACACATGGTGGCTATCTTAAAGTTCGATATACTGAAGAGGGTAAGTTGTTAGATTATCTTGATGATTTCAAAACGAAGTCATTACAAAAGGTAAAATATGGAAAAAATCTGCTTGATGTGGAAATAACAAGAGATCATATGCAACGAGTCAGTGCTTTGATTCCACTTGGTGCAAGAAAGAAAATCATTGATGAAGAAGGAGTAGAAACTGAATCGAATGAGAGAGTTGATATTACAGGAGTCAACGAAGGTAAGAACTATATCTATGACGAAGATACAGTAAATGAAATCGGATGGATTTGGGCATCGGAAGTTTGGGAGAATGTAACAGTTCCAGGTAATCTTTTAAGTAAAGCTAGGACTAGACTTTCTAATTTAATTCAAGGAATTACTAGCATTAAGCTAACTATTGTGGACGAATCAGAAACGGGAGCCAATATTGGAAGTATCCATGCTGGGATGTATGTCGAGTGTGTTTCAAATCCACATGGAATTAATGGAACATACCTTTGTTTATCAAGAACAAGGGATTATTTAAAGCCATCCGGTAATACAATCACCATTGGTGCTAGTGGAGTAACGCTTTCTGACATTGCTGTAAAAAATGATAAAAACCTATCTGCTCTTGAAGATGAATTTTTCTCTAAAACTGAAAAATTGGATTCAATTAACGATAAGCTGACTGAGTTTGATGGAACAGTTCAAGATGTAGGTGCTTTGAAAGAACAAATTCATAGCTGTTTTTCTGAGATAACCAAGACTTCTAATCAGATATTAAGTATCGTGCATGATACCTATATTGATAAGACAGAGCTTGAAAGTATTCAAAAAGATTTCCAAACAAGTATCACTCAAAACAGTACGGAAATCAGAATGGATTTTACTGCTGTTACTGATGAGATTAAAAACAATGTGGCAATGAACCAACAGTTATTGGAAGAGTATATTCGTTTCAAAGGAGCACTGATTGAGCTTGGAAGAATTGGTAATGCGTTCACTGCTGAACTATCTAATGAGGAACTTGCCTTTAAGGAAAATGGGCAAAAAATAGCCTATATCTCAAATAACAGCTTAGTTATCACCAATGCAGAAATAAGAAACAAATTATCTTTAGGAAATGAATCAAGGGGATGGTTTGATTTTATTCCAAGAACATCAGGAAATCTTTCTGTAGTGTGGAGAAATTCGGAAACAAGATAGGAGGTAATGTATGGCATCATCAGGAAGTATAACAACAAATGAAAAAGAAGGCAGATCCATTACTCTTTCATGGTCGCAAACTAGTCAAAGCGTTGCAAATAATACCACTACGATTGCTTGGACTTTAAAAGGATCTGGTTCTGCCGGTGGTGGAAGTTGGGTAATGTCGGGTGCTTTTAAAGCGGTTATTAATGGTAAAACAGTATACTCAAGCGACACACGAATTCAACTAAAAAAAGACCAAGTTATTGCATCTGGAAGTACAACAATTACGCACAACGCTGACGGAACTAAATCATTCAGTTTGAGTTGTGAAGCCGGTGTTTATACATATGCGGTAAGTGTAAGAGCTAGTGGAACACATACTTTAAATACAATACCAAGAGCCTCGTCAATATCAATGGCAAGCAGCACGATGGGAAGTGCATCTACTATTAGTATTTCTCGTGCATCAAGTTCTTTTACTCACACTTTGACTTATGCTTTTGGAAATGCTAAAGGTACGATTGTTTCAAAGACAACTGCTACTTCTGTATCTTGGACACCGCCGCTTACACTTGCTCAGCAAATACCAAGTTCTATTTCTGGCAAAGTGACAATTACTTGTACAACTTATAGCGGAAGTACAAGCGTTGGTTCAAAAAGCATTACAGTATCACTTAAAATACCGGATTCAATGAAACCTAGTCTATCCAGTGTTACAGCTACTCGAGTTGATGGAGATGTTCCATCTAGCTGGGGCATCTATGTGCAAGGAAAATCAAAAGTAACACTTACAATTAATGGTGCAACGGGCATTCAAGGTTCAACAATTAGTTCATATAGTATTAGTGGAGGTGGATTTAGTTCTACCTCTTCTTCTTTTACCACAGGTTTTTTAAATACTACTGGAACAATAACCTTTACCGCTAAAGTTACTGACTCAAGAGGTAGAGTATCGGATGCAAAGACGATTTCAATAACAGTAATTGCTTATAGTCCACCTGTTATATCTTCTTATTCATCGCAAAGGTGTAATAGTGCAGGTGTACTTTTGGATGATGGAACTTATGTAAAAGGATTAGTATCATTTAGTTATTCTTCTTGTAGTAGCAAGAATACAATAACTACTTCAGTGTATTACAAAAAATCAACAGAGAGTTCTTGGATTAATGCAAATAAGGTTTTTTCGAGTGGATCATCATTTGTATTTGGCGGAAGTATTTCATCTGAGTATTCTTACGATATTAAGTACACAATATCGGATGCTTTTATTTCAGTATCAATAACAGATACTATTTCAACTGCATCTGTACTTATGGATTATAAAGCGGGTGGTAAAGGAATCGCCATTGGAAAGGTTGCCGAGTATGATAATACTTTTGAAATTTCTGAAAAATGGGATTTTAGAGTTCGTGGCAAAAAAATAATTGATTATATTTATCCGATAGGGAGTATTTATCTATCAGTTAATTCAACAAATCCTACTACTTTGTTTGGTGGTACTTGGGTACAGTTAAAGGATAGATTTTTACTTGGTGCTGGAAACACTTATGGAAATGGTGCCACCGGTGGTGAGGCTAGTCATAAATTATCAGTTAATGAAATGCCAAGTCATGCTCACGATACACCATTCTTTAATAATATGTCTAACAATGGAGAAATGGTTTCTGATTTTGAGGGTGTGTTTGGTAAAGGAATGACAGCAAGTGCTGCAAAATCTTTAACTGGTAAAACGGTTATTGAAATGTGGTGGAAAGAACAAACAAATCTAGCCGAAGGCAATGAGTACAGCTATTTAACTTCTTCAAAGGGTGGCTCCTTGGCACATAACAATATGCCACCTTATTTAGTAGTTTATATGTGGAAAAGAACAAATTAATAAAGTTAGAATAGGCGATTGTCCAATAAGGATGGTCGCTTTTTCTATATCAAAAATTCTTGAAAAGGAGGAACAAATTTATGAAGGAATTTTGGAATGTAATTCAACTTGTATTTACGGGAATTGGAGGATGGCTTGGCTATTTCTTGGGAGGGTGCGATGGTTTGGTTTTCGCACTTTTATTATTTGTAGTCATCGATTACATCACCGGAGTGATGTGTGCAGTAGCTGATAAAAAATTATCTAGTGCTGTCGGATTTAAGGGTATCTGCAGAAAGGTACTTATTTTCTTACTTGTCGGAATTGCAAACATTCTTGATGTAGAGGTTATCGGTACAGGCAGTGTTCTTAGAACAGCAGTTATCTTTTTCTACATTTCTAACGAAGGTGTAAGTCTTCTTGAAAATGCAGGACACTTGGGACTTCCAATCCCATTAAAAATCAAAGACGTTTTAGAACAGCTCCATGATAGAGCAGAAAGTGAGGAATAATTTATGTCAAACAGCAATTTAGTATCTTATACAAGACTAAGTCCGAATCATTCAGGACGAAGAACTCACGCCATTGATCGTATTACACCACACTGTGTGGTAGGACAATGCAGCGTAGAAACTTTAGGAAATATCTTCGCGCCTACATCAAGGGAAGCAAGCTGTAACTATGGAATCGGTGTTGATGGTAGAGTCGGAATGTATGTAGAAGAGAAGAACCGTTCATGGTGTTCTTCTTCAAATTCAAATGACCAAAGAGCAGTAACAATCGAATGTGCATCAGACACAAAACATCCTTATTGGGTGAATGATAAGGTTTACTCTACTCTTATCAAACTTTGTGTAGACATCTGTAAAAGAAACGGTAAAAAGAAACTTATCTGGTTTGGAGATAAGAATAAGACTCTAAATTATAGTCCAAAGTCCGATGAAATGGTTCTTACAGTTCATAGATGGTTTGCCAATAAGTCGTGTCCGGGCGATTGGCTTTATTCAAGACTTGGTGACCTTGCCAAACAAGTAACAGCAGAGCTAGGTGGTTCTTCTGTTGCACCAAGTAAAGGTTTATACAGAGTCAGAAAATCTTGGTCCGATTCTAAATCGCAAGTAGGTGCTTTTAGTGTTTTAGAAAATGCGAAAAGATGTGCTGATTCCCACAAAGGATACAGTGTATTTGATGAACGAGGTATTTTGGTCTACCCTAGAACAAATAAAAAATCTATTGATGAACTTGCAAGAGAAGTTATCAAAGGTTTATGGGGTAATGGATTTGACAGAAAAAACAAATTGACTTCTGCAGGTTATAATTATGATGCTGTTCAAAACAGAGTCAATGAAATCCTTGATGGTGGAAAAGCTACACCATCAAAATCGATTGATACTCTCGCCAAAGAGGTGATTCGAGGAGATTGGGGTAATGGCGCTGACAGAAAGAAAAGACTGACGGCCGCTGGATATAACTATGATGCAGTTCAAAAACGAGTCAATCAAATTTTAGGTTAAAAGTAATGCCTGTGGGAGATTAATTTCTCTTGCAGGCGCTTTTTTTAT